TCAATGAAGGAAGCTGCCAAATCTGCTCTGATTGTCATTCCGGATTGGCTTGACGTCTGGTAGTCGGTGGAGAACACGCGGTGCCTCACTAAACTGGGTCTGTTGCCACTCCTTACGGTGTCGTAATTTTTGAATCGCTTGAGTATTCCTTCTGCAACGTCAATGGTCACTGATTTAGTCAAGCATTTGTTTACTGCGTCATCCAATTCTTGGTCATATGTGTGGCATCTGAGAACTGGTCGACCCCCATGAATGTTTAACCTAACCACACCGTCATAGGCTAATAATGGCATCCAATCCTCTGGCATCAAGTCAGATGAAACAATGTCAGTGAACCGGTTTGACAAGGTAAGGAAATCTGGGCTGTTGTGGTGGTTCACGCCGTCGTAGTTGAACACGAGTAATTTCTTCGCTGAGTGGTTACGGAAAATATTACTTAATTCAGGTCTGTGTTTTGCCACCCACGAAGCATCTTGCAGTGTGACAAGTCCTAGAGTTGGTACTGACTCGGCTCTTTCGCTCCTAATCTTCTTGACAAGATGTTCATCCACCTTGATTTTAGTAGGGAACAACATAGTTGGGTCCGTGCCTTCCACATACTTGACTACTGGCCTGCCGTCGTACAAAGTACAAATTGTGGGCTTGAAATCAACCCCATCGGTCAAGCAGTAGACGTAACCTGGTTCAATGTAGTGACTGGTTAGTATTGAAGTTGCCGTAGATACGTGGTTGGTTGGGATTGGCCTACCCTCACGACTGAGAATGATATCGAGCCTACCTTGTAAGCGCGTGATTAATGCTTGTTTCAAATCGTCATCTATAGTGATTGGGACTCCACCCGTCTCCAGCTTGCCGTAGTTGATTGGATCAATAGATGTTTCATCTTTCAGCTTTACTGCTAGTTTGTCGATAACAGATTCCATGGTTGGGTTTATGTAACTTACCTCAATCATGTGTAAGTATCCAGTATCTTGTGGTAATATGCGATAAAAGTGTATTGGTTGATCTTCGTGGAATATACATCCAATGTTTTCAGACCTAGTGTGTATGTGGTAATTAATCTGTAAACAATGAAGGGCGCATCTGATGTCCTCGATAGATGCCAATGACTCTAAATTGAAGTAATGATCTAGTTTGTCTTTGACCACAGCACGTTGATCCTCTTTGACTGCTTCTAAAATAGTTGCAGACGAGCATCCAACGACTACTTGGGGGTTGAAAACAACTCTTTCTAGGTCCATGTTAGTCAGCTTGAAAAACGTGGGAATTGCTTTGGTTGACGGTATGCCCGTAATGAAAAACATGGCACCAGTGGATTTAATCTTACCCTGTAATTCGTCTGAATTTGGCTGGAACTCGCGGCTATTGGAACCGATCATTGGGTCGATTGACCGTACTAAGTCCCAGGTGCTATTGACGTCCTTGGCTGACTTTACAATAATTGGCAAAGGCACAGCAAATCCATCCAATAACGGCTCTATGTCGTCGAGCAACAAATTATCAAGTCGTTGCATGTTCTCAGTAGTTAAGCCATTAGTCGAATACGGCACTCCTTTCTGTCTGCTAAAGATTAGCTTGCTTATTTCTAGGCGTGAAAAGCAAGCTTCATCAATGCCATAAATTTCATGATAGAAATGGCCCGTAGACATTAGCGCAAACTGGTTGTGCCAAGATAGGCCGTCGGTATTAACGTATCCATCCAAGAAGGGACTTGGGGTTGACCAGGGGCCAACTACTGTATTCGTTCGATGTTCCACCTTATTAGCTACAAATTCACTTGCGAGGACATGGAGTCCCGGTCTACCGCTATGGACAAAGATCGTTTTGCCATGTAAGTAATTGATTAACATGACTCTCAGACAAGCACCAAGCCTTCCCGGATCCTTGTTGAGTGGAATACACTTAAAGCCTATCGCCTCCAACTTGCTGTCCATCACTCCAAAATAAATGTGAATACCTTCACTACTTGCTGGAGATCTTTCGATGTGACCGGGCGCTAGAGAATAAAGGTGGACAGATTTATGGTCACCCACCACATTCCGTAATGTGGTTCCCAAATGATGGTAAACGGCGAGAGCGTAAGACGACATTTTTACTGGTTCAATGTACCTGCGATCAACCATATGGGTAGTGGATAGTTCGAATAGTGATCTGCCTTTGCTCATCCTACCAAGTTTGAGCACTTTGCCAAAAGGGTGATTTGATATCGGAACAGGATTGGTCCTCGGAGCATTAGAATTTTCTCGATCAATCTGTGTCAAGTGGCCGTTATTCGGGATAGGCCCGACCAATTCCCAGAGGAATTTGTCATGTGGATTATTGTCCCATGTTATCATTCCACTTCCCTCAGATTCATCCCCAACTGTAACATTCTCGCTGAACTTTAGAATTACATCAGATCTATTTTGCTCAGGCCACTTAGGAATCGTACAATTGATCAGTACTGTGTAGGGATTGTTCAGCAACCAGGCATCTGCTTCACTAAAAGTTTTGTTGTAAACGCAGTTGTCAAACAATTGCGGATGAACGACGAAAGTGCAATGGGAGGTACTGTTCGTTCCTCCAATCGACACCTCATTGCCTTCTCCTGTTTCCCAATTTATGAACACTTTGTTTCCGTCATTGTCGGACTCTTCGCCATGGAAGAACATGCAACACAGCTGTTGGAACCCGGGAACGATGCCATTTACTCCAATGACCTTGTTCGTTGAGGCGATGAGAGCTTGAGACCGGGGATTGTTACACTCAGGACAAGATAAGTCAACAAAGTATTGTGTTTTGGTGTTGACAGTTGCGACAATCTTCTTGTAATTATGCTTCCTTTTGATGTCAGAAAACCTGACCAACTCGTTTCCTATTCGCATTCTAAGATCGCCATCAGAATCATTTATATTGAGTGCCTCTAGGTTGTCGTAGAATTCAGAAAGAACGCCACGCAGCCCTTCTAAGTCAACTATGCCTTTAAGAGCTTCTATCCCCTTGTTAATGACGTCCGTACCACGGGTGGTTGGAAGGAAGGTGTCTCCAAGATTGGCTATTAAGTGCATGATTGATGATCCAGCTATTGTTGTGTCCTTCATAAGTGCTGACCTTCGTTGTCCCAAAACGTGCTTGGCCCAAGCCATTCTGGCGGCCGATAGGCCCTGGTAAGGTGAACACTGGTATTTGGACAGTACTTCCGTGGTACCAAGAATAGTAGAGTTCAGCATTGTTCGCAGATGGACTTTCAAGTCATCCCACGTAGTCCCGGGAACCATCAACCGTTTCTGGAGATTGGTGTACAGAGCAACGTTGATTTTGACCACAACGGTGTCGATCACTTTAGCACCAGACCAGACGGCAGTGGGGTTAATTAAGAAGGTAGGAATTTTAACATCTCTCCATATATTAGTACTTCCCATTGTTTCCATCCAATGACCTGGAGGAGTAATTTCGTACACAGTGAATGGTCCAATAGTCTTCACGACATGCAGTTGAACCTTGCGAGATCCAATGGTGATCAGGCTACCTGTTGTTATGGCGGCATGAATGTTGTCATGTATCAAAAATCCTTCGTTATCTGACTCCAAGTATGCGTACCGCCTGGATCTTTTGGTAGCAATTCTGCTTGGAATAGGAATGACCGCCTTCACACGGTCAAGGTTTGTTTCTGACAACCCAAGATCACTGAATTTTAACCGTTCAGGACTCAATATTGTGCTAGTGAATGAGAATTCGGATAAAGGTGCATTATCGTTGTAAGCCTTCATCAGAGCCTTTCGATCGCTCTCTTCACTCAAATGGCTAAGATGCTGAGATAGAGCTTGTTTTCTCAATCCTTCAAGAGCCTCGGCGATCAGGCGTTCCCTAGAATCATTGCCTGTCGGGACCACTTTAATGCCCGGCATGTTCAACGAGTGGGGAATGTAAGTTGTGCTACCTTCAATTGCAATTACTTGATGACCTTCGTCTCTAAGATGTAAGGCAACGATCAACTCCATGGCAGATCGTTCTACGTTAATAAGTTGACTGCGATTGTTTGAAGCGATATTGGAAAAGCCCCAAACTTTTGCAATTTTCGCAACTTCCCTAGGGCAAGCAACGATGCCAGAAGTTAATTTGAACTGAATCTTCTGGAGAGAGATAATTCTGTTTGAAATGGATTGTTGTACAGCCGTATTGTGAGTGGCATGCCATCCCAAATCCATACTCATACCCTCAATTGACCCAGTGAGTTTCATGTATACCTTACTCAAAGCTCTGGCGGCCCAGCTGTTCTGATGTACACGGTAGAGTTCAACCAAGTAGCAACGAGTTAGCTCCGCCATTCGGTTTCGATCAATCGAGTTCACTTTCATAATGACTCTCTTGCCGTTGTGCATGAACGAGATACAACCGCGTGACAATTTACTCAAGCTACCTTTGCAAGCGTAGGAATACAAATGCATAGGATCATATGGAG